CTTTTTATAACTATCACTTAAATGTTTACCGGCTAAATATTCTTCAGATTCGCTACTACGGTTACCTTGACTAGCGGATCAAACTGGCACACCTATATCATCAGCTAATGCTCGCAATTCTTCACAAACATCGCCGAGCGCCTCGTATTTATCGCTAGCGTATTTACCTTCTCTAATCGGCCGCATATTATCTAAATGGTCTACTATAATTAAATCTGGATAAAACCCTACACCTTCTAAGCGTTTTATATGACTATATAGATTATTTGCATTTACTCTTCCAGGTGGATAAAAATGAACAAATAATCTACCCAAATTTAAATTATCTAAGGTCGATTTAACTTCTGGTTTATGAAACTTTAAATCTTGAAATCCATATCCGGTTATGTTGGCGTCATACCTAAGTGCGGAATAATTTCTATTCAATTCTAATGTATAGTGTAATACGTTTTTACCCATTTTGAGAGCATGCGCCCCAATAGCAGTTAGCATCCAAGATTTTCCTGATCCCGGTGGAGCAGCTATAATACCCAATTCTCCTGCTCCCAATCCGCCTTGCGTCAATTCATTAATCTGTTCCCAAGGAGTAATTATACATTTTCTATGGGTTTCATCATATCTAATTTCAAAATCTTTATTATAATCTAATCCGTAATCTATATCACTACCCGCATTTAAAGCCTCAGATAGTGTAGTTCTAATGTCTTCATATTTTCCGTTCTTCAAATGCATTACAGATTCTAATAAAGCTTGTTTTATATTTTGATTTTTACAAAACCCCAATGCTTCCTGCTGGATATATTCATCATCGGTTTCGTCCATATATTTGAATACATCTTTTAAATTTTCAACTATTGCAATCTTAACTATATCTGTAACACCTGATTTTTTAACTTCGATAGAAAGTACTTCTGGCGTAGGAGACCCTTTAGTAGTACTGTTATATTTCAATGTTGTATTTAAAATTCATTGGTTTGTTTCAGAATCAAAGAAATCAGGCTTTATAATTTCAGAAATTTGATTTAGAAATTTAGGATACTTTATTAATTGCGCTAATAGTTTTAATTGAAAGGATGTTCCATATTTTTGAAAAGTATCTGCCATTAAGTCTCCTTATTTATAAGTAAATGCAATCTATTAAATGTAATCATTAAATCATTCAAATTTCGTACTCCAGAATCTAATCCATATTTTAGAAATTCTATTTTAAATTGCATTTCGTTTAATTTATTAGGAGTATCATTAACAATATTGTGTATTTTTAATGTAGCTGTACCAGATACCAGCGGATCATCCAAATCCATTATTTTATAATTTCGTTCTAATAAATCTCGACTCTTATTAAAATTGTCAACTAATTTACCTTTTCTTTCTTTGATGCACTCAAATAATGCATCTATATTTTTTTTATCGGGGTCTGCCAATATTGGAAAATATTTAGCAACGGTTTTATTACCAAACCGTTCTACCCCTGGAATATTATCTGAACTATCTCCGGATATTATTTTTTGAAATATAAAATTATGTGGATGTACACCATATTCATCTAAGACTCTGTTAATATCATAAACCTTCTTTTTTACAGGACTTCAAATTTGTACATTATCAGATACTAATTGTAAAAAGTCTGCATCCGTCGACATAATAGTTATTTTGGAATCTGATTTATATTTAACAATTTTAGATATAACATCGTCTGCTTCAATATACGGCATAGCTAATACAGTAATCGGTAAATGATTTAATAATTCATATAAAATATTTAATTGTCATTTTGAATTATCTTCACTATCAACATCATCACGACGGTTGTAAGAGGCGGCCATGTGACGTTTCAATTTATATTCTGGATATATTTTACGTTTGGCAGTACTTCCACCGGGACCGTCAAATGCTATAATGCATCTGGTCGATTTAAATCGGTTTAATGCATATCCTACTGATTGTATGAAACCAGTTATACCGGCTATATGCACACCATTAAAATTACACGTATTTGCCCCACAATAACATCTAATAAACGTATTCATCCCATCGACCAATAAAATATTATCATCTTTATGTTGTATTATTGGTTTTCTAGTTAATATGTCTTTCAACACATCATTAATATTGTTCATTATACTAGCATTCCTCTAATGGACCGTCTGAGACCTCGACGTCATCTAAATTTATTTCTTCTGGTTTAACGTATTTAACTATAAGTTCCTTACAAATTTCTTCATATAGATAATCTTTCAATCCGGGCGTATTAAGTACTGTATCTGAAAATGTAGCCTGGACAAACGGTATTTTGGTATCTTTAAATACAATAGACCTTCCAGATATTAATCCTAAATCCTTTATTAGTGGTAGATAACTTTGTGTATTATTTATACCGGACGTAAAATATAATGGAAATTCTGCCACTTTAAACGGTGGGGCTAATCTATTTTTTATAATTTTGGCTTTAATATTTGTCCCTATAACATCCTTACTACTAGTTAATTTTATTTTACCCGAATTGGCTAATCGTATTCTAATACTGGCATGAAATCCTAAAGCCTTACCGCCGCTCGTAGTGTTGTGATTTAAGCGGCCGTTAGCATAATAATTGTGTGTTTTATTTATATCAAAATCTACTATTTTTAAAGGCTCGTTTATAACCTTAAAATCGGAATGGTCCTTTAAAAAAATGTTTTTATTATTTTCAATTATTCGATGCTCAGCGGAGCCGTTTAATATTCCATCACTATAATATTTATTTACCGGAGACTTTACAATAAATTTATTTATTAGGGAATATGTTTGCCTTTGAGTTTCATTATCGAATCCTAAAATTTCTATATTCATTCCATGCAAATCGTATTCTTCAGGATTTTCAAAATCTGTTATCCCTAAAAATCTTTCAGAAAATTCAGCAATTGTAACTTCTTCTTTAATCGATTCATTTGAATTAGGTGCGTCATATCTTATTTTTATGTTGGTTGTATATGGGTCTACACACCATTTATCACCGAAACTCACGCCTAATTGCATTCTTAATTGTGATGTAAATATCACGCATATCTTTTGTCTAGCCAACATCACATTCAGCTTTCTCATAGCTTTACCCATAATTCTAGCTTTATGCGTAGCATATCCATCTGTACCATAATCAGTTTCTGCCTCTGCTCTAGTTTTTAAGGCTGAAACAGAATCTACTAAAATAACCACGGGTATATCAGCATCATCATTTCTAATAGTAGTTACTATATCTTCTATATTTTGAAATGCCGATTCAACGGTATCAGTTGATATATAAATTAATTGATCTAATGCAACTCCGAGGACTTGTAAAAATTCTCTATTAACCGCCGCCTCTGAATCAATATATACAGCTATGCCACCCATTTTTTGAACATTCGCTAATGCATGACTACCAATTAAGGATTTTCCAGAACCCTCTAATCCCTGCAATTCAATAATTTTTCCAAACGGAAATCCGCCATTACGTCTATTAGTCATTACTATATCTAACAAATCTGACCCAGAGGATACATAACCTGGTATATCGGTCGGTGTTATATCGGATTCAAATAAATATATTTCACTTTCATCGTTCTTTTTATTCAGGGTCGTTAATTTTTCAGCTAACCCCTGTACTAACTGTTTTTGATATTCCGCGTCTCTCATATAAACACTCCTATAAACAATGCGACCCTATAATAATATTATAGGGTCGCACGCAATTAATATTATTTATTATTAGATTTTAACTGTGCCAATACATCATCGAATTTTCCAAATACAGAATCCGTATTAGTTTCGGTAATATCATCGTTTTGTTCATTATTATCAATAATGCTGTTTATTTCATTTGAAATTTCTTCTTCTTCATCATCTTCTTTTTCAGGATTCAAATAAATTTCTAAAGCCTTTTGAAGTTCTTCATATGATGGAGCTGGATATAAAGATTCGATTTCCGGTTGATCGGTTAAAATAGACTTAAGAAGTTCCTTGTCATTTGTAATTGGAGTCTCTTTAGGCATAACTCTAACAGTGGTTTTGCCATAATCGTTGCCGGCTTCTTCTTTAGATTTTTTTTCTACTTTAATGTCGTGGCCCGTAATAGGATGAATAGGATTTCCATAATCGCCACTTTGAATAACTTCAATCAATTCTTCAAAAATTGCCTTTCCGAATCCCCACCATTTAACACCTGCTTCTTCTTCGCCTCTAACAATAATTGGTACGTACGTTCTAAGACTAGGTTCTAGTTTTTTAGCAAAAATCCAATCTTCCTTAGTTCCAGTTTTTGCCTTTTCTAGTAGCGCCTCTGATGCCTCTTTAATTGGATCCGGGTTTCCATAAGAAATTGGTGATAAAAGAGGGGTTTTTGCTATATTCCAATGAAAGTATAATCTAACAAAGGGGTTTCCATGGTTTTTAGCATAAGGTACTATTCTAATTGTCGTAGTACCATTGCTTGGGGTCCAACGGCTTTTAGAACCGTTCTTGTTGTTTTTTCGTAAATCGTTTACTAACTCTGTAATTTCGTCCATGTTAATATCGAAATCATCTCTTGAACTCATAAATCATTCCTCCATACGCATTATGCGTTTTTCTTTCTTCTTTTTTCTTTCTGCTTTTTGCTTTATTTACTTTAACGTCGAGCAGTTAATAATATATATGTATTACTACTCGACGTTTCAAAAAATATAACGTATTTCAGTACTTTATTTCGTATTAAAATAATTTTTGTTTCGTTTTTAAAATGGGCAACGCAATTGATTCTGATAATTGAGCTGTAAAATCTGTAATATTTTGGTTATCTAATAGTTCCTGTATTTTATTTTTCGTAGCTGGATATTTATTCTTATCTCAGGCTTCAAACAGAGCGATCTCAATAATTTCTCCAGGATCTAAATATTCTTGTAGAACTTTATCAAAATACATACCAGCGTCAACGGTTATATATTCATTTATATAATCTGATGTAACCTTCAATATATATCTTTCCATTAAATTATTAAATTTAATCTTTGTTCTAGATGGAATAATAATTTCCGATTCTTCCATTTTCATCATTGCGTTAAAGATATTAAATTTTTTCATTATTCTTCCTCATCGTCATCTATTTCTTCAGATTCATTCCCGTAATTAACAGCTCCCCTACCTCTAGGCTTACCCTTTTTATTAAATATTTCTTCTAATTTAGTTTTAAATCCAGTGGTTTTAGTTTCTAGATTATTTAGTATATTCCAAATTTTAGTTAAAATTGTATTATATTGATTTGATATTTCATTAATATCTCCATCTGCATAAAAATCATCTAAAGCTTCAAATTCTTTATTTAACTCAGTAATAGAATTTTTATATACAATTAAATAATCCATAACCGTGTTATCGGCTTTTTCTATTTTAGTTATTTCAGATAACATTTTACCTTCATTGACGCCGTTAATTATTTTTAAAGTTGCCTCTGTTAGGTTTTTAGTTTTTTTAGCATAATTAACTATTGCATTTAATGATGCAATATAATCACCTATTTGCAAATCGTATTTTTCTAAATTATCTAATAACCCTTCTAAATTTCGTCTTTCATCCATAAACATCTCAATATGACCCTCTAATTTAGTTATATATACCAACATTTTATTTTCTAAATCAGTTTTATTTATTTTTTCCAATAATAATTTTTTAAAACTAATATTCATTTTATGTCTCCTGCTTTATAATATTCGAAAACTTTATATGATCTTCATCTTGTAGTAATTTCATTATAGTATATAAATCTAAGTCTGTACTACCGATCATATTATTTATATTATCATCAATATAATAATTTCACCCCTTAATTCTAGACATTCTTTTTATATCCTTTATTTTATCAATATTCTTAGAATCTGTCGGTGAAACATTGATATTTAATTTTGGTAAATTGCCAATCATTATTCTAATTCAGCTATTTCAGCTTCAGTTTCTTCTACTTCCTCTTCAGCTTCTTCTAAATCACCCTCATACCATTTTTTAATTAAATCGGCCCATTGTAATTCCAACAGTTCGCTTAATTCTATAAAATTTTCTTGGTATGTTTCAGGTAAATCATTTAAATTAAAATCTACATATAATTTAGTCGTAATTTTAACCGAATTATTATCGGCTTGTTCTTTAAAGGTTATAACTGTTTTTCCGCTATCAGAAGTATATTCTTGAACACCTTCAATAATACGTTTTTTATTATCTAGTATTTCTAGCAATGCAGCCTTCATATAATTCCCCTGTTTATGTATTATGCATATACACAAATGCCAATTTAGTGTCTATTGTTATTAATTTATTATTTTTAGTTAATAGTAATGTATTATCAATACTTTTTCAATCAATCTTATAAGATGGATCTAATTTACCATTATTTAATTTACAAATTAACTTATTTAAACTATTTATAGTATACAACGTATTGGTATCGCGCCTTCTATGTAATAATATTGTTTTTTCTAATTGTCCCTCGTGCAAATGTTCATAAATATTATAAATACAATACATGCATGAAGGATTTTGTTCGTCGTACAAAACAATAACCTTATTATTAACTACCGTATATGTTTTACATATTAAATTTAAAGTCTTTTGAATATTCGTTTCATCTGCAAATGTACACAACAATATCTTTTTTCTATAATCCATATTTATCCTCATATCGTATTCTTATATATAAATATTAATTTTACTAAAAAAATGTTGTAAAACTTTTCATACAATCATAATTAATGCCAACTTTAAACGTTACGCCGTATTTATCATTATCCGTTATTATATTTGTTATTTCACGTAATACATCCTTTCCATCCGATATATCATAATCTATTAAAAACGAATCATATGTATACAATATTGGTTTCGTTGATTTATCGGCTAAATATTCATTTAACCTGTTTAATACGGTTGTGTTTCTTTTAGTTTCTATGTTTTGTATAATATAATTAAAGACCTTATATTTATTATCTAAATTTTTAACTAATCGATTTATAATAGGTAATACCATTTTATTTGTTTTACAATATTGCATTCATAATGCGTTGATAATCGGTTGTAATTGTTTATAAAAATCTATATGTTCATATTCTTTAGTAACTCCGCCATATAATAATCTAAATGTGATGGATTTGCCCTTTTTAATTTCATCCGTAGATACGTTGGATTTATTAAAATATTGTTGAGCCATATATTTATGAAAATCTTTATCAGCAGGAAGTTTAAAATTTATTACTTCAGATATCAATTGCAAATGATATGCAGCGTAGTCATATTCTAATAACATACCGTTTTTAAATCTGCTTATAATTGCTTCACGTGTTCCGTCCTTTTTATTTAATGCTGCAAAATTTATTTTATTAAACGTATTTGAAGGGCGTCCGGTGGCAGTATTAAATGAATAATTCGAATATATATAGTCGGATTTATTATATTCCTTTAATTTAGAAATAAATTGAGGATTTATTTTAGATTTGTCTATCTTTAATCCATTTTCTTCTAATATTCTAAATGCTGGAATAGCAATATCATTAAAAAATTTAAATTCGGGATTATAAACATCACACAACCGTATTATTCGTACCAGTACAGCAGACAATCTAGAACACAGTTCATAGTGCTTATATAAGGGTATTACCATATTTATATCTTTAAATGTAGAATATTTAGTAGAATAAAATTTATGTAGCGGCGTATTCGTTAAATCAATATTAAGTTTTTTATTAAACTTTAAAAAATATAATGTAGATAAACACACTACATCCGATAAATTATTTATAGAATACAACAGTTCTCGCTTATCTATAACGTATTTAATACCATTAAAATCATTTATTTTTATTTTAGTTATATTAGAGAGGCTTTCATTATGTCTATTAGTTACTATCAGCCATTCCTTTTTATCAGATAATTGCAATATATATAATATTATAACGTTATTAAATTTTAAATGCACCTTATAGTTTTGATAAATTGGTATTAAAATAACGTCACCTGCCAATGATAAATTAGCCAAATCCTTTTTATTGTCAATAATAATCATAACCTACTTTCCTTATAAAAATCTTTATTATATATATGCTTTAATTTATGAAAGTTTACTTTTTTTTAGTTCTAGTGGATTTTGTAATACGGTATTTAATTTACTAATAATTTTCATTCCATCTGTAATAGAATTTCTATTTAATTCAGATACTATAGAATCTGAACCAGTAATATATCATTTCAATTTAACAAAATTATATAGATTGGATCGCTGATAATCATCTTTAGAAATTTCAATTATTGGATTTGTAACGCCGTTGGCCTTTTGCGTAAAATACCTATAAATATATCCATCATTAATATTTGTATTCGTTATAACCGGATACGAATATGTCGGCGTTCAATCCTCCGTATTGTAGTATGCCGAATTTAAGTTCGAATAAATACCAACATCACATTTATTAACATTGGTATTGTCAATAACAGGCGTTAATTTTTTAGATACCCCAAATATATACGTTTTGCCTGCATAAGCATAATTGACATCTGATCCAACGATTACATACGGCCCTATATAAGATTTGCCATTTAATAAATATTCATTGCCCTGTGTATATTTAATCATACTAATATTTCTCTATTGCAACTTCTTGTAGCGTAGTACGCTCCGATATGAATTTCGAATCTTCACGATTTAATTGCTCTATATCAGCTAATACGGCGTATCCGGTATTATTAGTATATGTTAATTTTCCGCGATTCAATCCAACCCGTATTTGAGCTGTACATTGTGTAGTTCATTCTTTAGAATTTATTGTATCTGTTATATACGTTATTTGAAATAAACAATTCTTTTTATATCTAGGCATTAGATAATCTACAGTTATAGCATTACCGTACTTTAATCCAGATATTCCATCTAATGTTATATCCAACGTTATTGGAATCATTCTATCGTTTATTAATTTATTATTATTTTGATTTTCGTTTCTAACATCCAATAATTTCCTTCTTAATACTCCTCAGTATTTTTCGTTTATATGCCATTCTACAATAGGATTTTTGGCGTTTAATATTTTATCTCTAGCCGCTAATGCCCTATCTATGAAATCAGTATCTATTATTTTAGTGCTCGGTGCGGGTTTGAATTGTTCATTTTCAGTAGCATGCTTAGACTTCAAATAATTTAAATAACTGTCAGACACACCATTAAACATCCTACCAAGTGCAGAGCCATTCGTATCAGGTGATAAACCATTAATGCTATACATTGCAGCGGTTTTCATTTTATTAGGCAATTTAGATCCCATAGAAATATTACGCACAATAGAACCCCGTTCCATAATTTTAAATTCCAACGTAGATTGAGATTCTAATAAAGATCTAACACTATTACTACCTCCATCAAAATCTATTATTTTAGACGTCTGAGTAGTACTGTCGGCTATAATTTTAAAATTAAAATAATTTAATGAATATTTATTAATTTCACTTAATATCCTTTCCATGAGATCCATAATGCTAGTACAACTGGCCAGGGCGTCCTTTATAACCTGCTTATGAACTAATATGTTTCTAATATATCCGTTTTCACCATTATTAGCATTGAAGGTTTTTGTTTTATCTACTTCTGGATCAGATACAACTGGTATTTCGATATGCACCGGGCCTCTATCAGTATCTAAATTTGAATAACTATATGTACCGTTGGGTAATATAAATTTATCTGTGTCCATAGATAATAATTTATCATGATTACCACAGTATTCTGAACATTTAATCTGATTACCATTTGAATCCGTGATAAATTGATAGCTCTTAAATATGCCTATGCCACCCTTTTGTGTAAATTTACTTATTATTTTATCTTCGATAAGTCCAATTGCCAATCAATTATCTCTAAATATACACTTTCGTATATTAGGTAATTTTAAATAATCTTCAAATCTATCTGAAAAGTCATTTAATGTTATTTCAACTTCTCCTTTACCATCCGCAAAATCTATATTTGCCTTGGAATTATCTTTATCGACAAATAATCCTTCAAATCCTCTGGCTGTTAATTCTATATTACAATTAAATATCCCAGTTTCACCCATTGAATATTCAAAATTAGTTATTATTCCGACTAAAGCATCTGCATTATATTCAAATTTACGCTTAAATTCATTTATATTATCAACCTCATACGGCGTAATGCCCGAGTCTAATACATCTTCTAATTTAAATGCTCTAGCCGTGGGGTCCATGTTTTGATATGACCAGCCTCACTGCAAAACACAAGACGCCCCCGGAGTCATATATAAGATTTCCATCTGTTGCAATTGTTCTAATGTAAAACATTTAAAATTTACTATTGCCTTTCTCAAAGATCCTAATTTACCAACTGTTTTTATTTCAGCTGATTCAATTACTGGATATGGCCTAAACGGTATGTTTGTATCATTTTGTTCATTTAATCCAGTATACATGTCTTCGAATCCAGCCCTAGGTGTTTCGTCTAATCCATCTAATAATGTAGTTCCTAATAATACATGTGAACTAGCTAACATATTACTAGAATTAGCCATACCCGCGTCGGTTGTAGTATCTTTAATTATTTGAGAAGCATCCATATTTTTAGTTAATACATTAGAAAATAATTTTATTCAAGGCGTTCGCTGTTGCCATTGTATATAAGTACGGTCAGAATTAGGATCGTCAAGATAATTATTAAATTTTACTCTACGCTCTAATTCATCGACGACGGATTTATCTACTGTACTTAAAAAAACCGCCATTATTCCCTCTCTAAAGCCGAAATAAAATCATATGGATCTATAGGTATTCGTAATCTAGTTGGTTCAGATATAAATAATGAATCACCATTCAAATTATTAATACTAGCAATAATAAACCATAACGACGGATCTTGATAATATTTATTAGCAAGTAAATCTAATCTAGTTCATTTCGGAACTATGACATATATATCAGTTTCTTTTTCAGGTATATCTGGATAAAATGTATTATTTAGTTTATCGCCTATGGTTTTTGTAAATGCATATCTATTCATGATACCTCCATATTAATTTTGAATTTCATTTAATATTTTTAAAAATTTTATATGCTGGGTGTGTTCATATACATAATCTCAATCAATAGTATATTTTAATCCTAGAGCATTTAACAGTATTATAATCTCAGCCAAACATTTATCTTTACCTCCACCAATTATAGTAGAATTATTATATTGTTTTAATATCGTATAATCAAATGATGGTAAAAATATTTCGATTTCTTCATTTTCAAATTTGTTTTTTATGTTATTATTAAAGGGCATATTTGAAATATCAATATCTCTATAATCAGATATCTTATTATCCATCATATAATTAACAATTTCTATGATATCTGATTCATCTAATTTTTCCATAGCTCCTCTAAAAAAACCGTATTCTTTATCTAGAAATTCGATATTATATATTAATTCTTCAAAATCTTCATTATCGTAATAATCAGTATGTTCATATAATCAATTTATAACATCATTTTCAGTGGTTCCATTTACTGAATCATAAATATATAATATTTCTCCGTCAAATTCGAGTAAATAATCTACAAAATCCTTTATATCAAATGTTATGTACGGTTCAAAATCGGGTTGTACATCTACTACTATTAATTTATCGGCCATTATTAGTTATTCCTTTATTAATTACTCGTTTGATATTTATCTTTAGCATACCATCCAGACTCAGGAGCTCAATTATCAGGTAATCCAAATACGTGTAATGATTCTGCACCCGGTATTCTATCTCCAATCACAGTAAAGCTTAACGTTACATTAACACCAAATGGTAACTGTAAATTATCATTCTCTTCTACACCTAAAATTTCTCATGGAACATTATCAGGATATTCAATATTAATATTATTGAAGAATCCAGGCGTATCTTTTAATAAATTTCCTATGGTTAATTCTACAAATGGGGCTATCATTCGCCCTGTGCCCGTATAATGTGGATAATTTAATCCCATTAAATGATTTATTTTAATTCATAGAGGTTTCATTTCTGATCTACTCATCGCGAATATTTTTAATGATAAATTAAAATTCCTAGAAACGCCTGAATATAAATAAGCTGGAACAGGGCGGCTAGAATAATTTATTTCAGATCACGAAGTATTAAATTGGTCTGTTAAGCCGGTTATTAAAGATCTAAAATATAATATTTTTTTATTTTTCAAATCCTTTATTTTAAACGTTACTAAATCCTTGTAATTTGGATAATCGGTATTTATTGTAGTCTCGTCTTCATACGGTATAAGATTAACATAATCTTGAGCATCTGAATCTGTATTATATAAATTTGTTCTATTAATACCGACTTTACCGGAATTAGCTATACCATACCCAGTATTTCTATCATATAATTTATAAACTTTATCGTCTCTTATCGGTTTTCAAGTTATTGAGTTGCGTTCTGTAGATTCAACATCATTATATGTCCTCAACATGCCAGGTATGCCTGTGTAATAATTTTCATCGTATTTTAATTTATCCACGGGGGTAGTCCGGGTATTAGACCCTATTTTCGTATGCGATAATGTATAATAATTCTTAATGGCGTTGCTTGTATTTCCTATTGACGCGGATTGTGGTGGTCCAGACAAACCAGCCGCATTCGATGCAGAAACGGAATATAGACCATTGTCAGCATCCACTGTAAACGGACGGTCATTTATACTAGCAGGGGTATTATATATATTAGTAATTTGATACGCTATACTCGATGCGGTAGTGGAAAAGCTAGATCCGACTCATCTAGAAAGTGACCACGACTCATGGGCATTTATATCAACACTACCCGTAAATAGGCCACGATATCCACGTCCCTCTGTATATAAATCGTCTATTGTAACTGGCACGCCGGCTTTATCCGTCGGCCAATATACATTAACGTCGCCCTTCGCTAAGCGTTGCCTAATAGTATAATTTTTGGTTACAGCTGGTAATAATGACCTTAGCATATCTTCGTCTGCACGTGATAATCAACTTGCCTGGTCCGATTCATTATAATTCAACTTATTTATATCAAAATCATCGTATGGTTTATTAGATTCTACATTTTCCATAACCCCAGTATAATCGCCTGGTCCAAGTGGCGGTACGTGACCTGGAAGCTGGCTTTGATAACTAACAAATGGAATGTGTATCATGCTTAAAGGATTTCAAATTCTAGTCTCGGCCCTAGGATTTAATAATTGCATTCCGAATCTAATACCCGTAAATAACAAATTATTTTTAGATGCTTCAAAAAACCGTTCTGCTACGCTAACGGTACTCTTTCAAGGTCAAATCGGACTAACGCCTACTCGGCTTTCATCGCCCGGATCAAGATATCCTAAATACGGTGCATTTCCTAATTTATCATTATTATATTGTTCTTTAAACCTATAATCAAAATTTATAGGATCTTTTAAATATTCATTATCTGTTTTACGTAATTCATGCGATATAACTAATGGAGTTTGATATCCAATGGGAGTAAACCCATATTTAGGTTCATTTTGTTCATTGAATCAGCTCTGGTCAAATATTTTAGTTAAATCATAAATACTATCGCCCATCGACTGTAATTCAGATAATATTATTGGTACTTTTTCACCGTCGAATCCAATAGGGGTAAACCCATATTTAGGTTCATTTTGTTCATTGAATCAGCTCTGGTCAAATATTTTAGTTAAATCATAAATACTATCGCCCATCGACTGTAATTCAGATAATATTATTGGTACTTTTTCACCGTCGA